TCCAATAAGCCCTTATCTGTTATAGTGATTATTTTTAACTTTCCATCTACTACAGCTTGTACCTCTTCGTTTCCTAGTTGCTTCTCTTCAAAAAACTTTAAATCTCCAGCCTTATCAAATCTTGGTATATATCTCTTACCCCTTGCACTCCAGAAAGATGATGGGTTCTCTAGAGCCAGCAAGTAAAGCTTTTGTGCCACCCTGTTTTTACCTGACCTAACTACAGAGTTTGCATAATCTGAAATAGCAACTACAAATGGATTTAATGCCCTAGAGTTTCTGCCTCTCTTACGTTTAATATCTTTGCCTGTTATACTAAAACCTCTAACTCCTTGACCTTGTTGTTTTTTGTCTACGCCACCCTTTAATGGTACGTAGAATTTATATGGAGAATCCTTTGTAAATTTATTATATGTCTCTTGGGAAATAAGACCACTATCTCTCAATATTCTAAGTCTTTTTTTAATAATTTTATTATCAAATTCCCTCGCAAACTTGACAATGCCTGTTCCACGATATTTTTTTAGGATAGATTTATACCCCTCTATTATTGTGCCATCTTTTAGGGCAGTGTCTTCTCTCGCCATTCCAGAGCCTGTCCCCTCAAATGTAGCATCGTCTTCGTGTACTTTTTTGTTACGCTCTTCTGCGTGTCGTGCATACAAGTATTCTCCAAAAGACTCAACATCAAACCCAGCATCCATTAGCCTTATAAGAAAATCTTTTTCTATGTAATTATTAAAATCTTCTAATTCTGCACTTACCTTGCCTGGGAATAGTTTTGCTTCTTTATAAGGGTCTGTTAGCTCATCTGCATCTCTAACCAATCCAACGGTTTTATCTATCCTTTTTAATGAATTAATATATTTTCTTATGAATCTTTCTCGCCTAGTCTCGTCTGATAATTCTAGTGGTTGGTCTGCTGGTTTAAGCTGGTAGCTTACTTGAGCTTTTTGCTTTTTAGGGAGGAGATTTTTGTTAAATCTTGGTCTGAGATTTGATATGTTGTTCCTAAGAACTGCTGAGTATCGTTCTGGATACCTTTCTTCGTATTCTGTGATGATTTTGAGGTACTCTTTGTCTGCCTTTTGTCTGCTTCCAAAAGCCCCAATAAAGCTCGCCTTGCCAGTTCTTTGTTTAATTTCTTTGACATCTGATGCCTCCTTAAATAAATCTACTAAATTATTTCCCTCATCTACAACAACTAAATTAAATTTATTTCCCTGTATAGGTAAAGTCTTAAATAAAATTCCTGCATCTGTAAGCATTTTAGTATATGTTTTTAAATTTTTTGTATCTACATCTATTTCTACCTCATACATAGAATCTGGACCATTTTCCTGCACAACAAAATTTAATATCGTTTCTTGGTTTCTTGATAATCCTTTTACTGCTGCTATATACTTTAGTTGCTCTACATCTATTTCTGATGTTATTTCAGTGTACACGCTTGGTTCAGCCCCTGTTTCCCATTCACCCAAGCTTGACTTAGTTGTAGATTTCAATCCTTGCTCTACCTCTAAGTCTGCAACAAATCTATGAAAATTTATCAAGTCTTTACTTTTAATTCCCTTTACAGCTTCATCTAAACCAATTTCTTTTATTTGAGGGCTTGCAACTTGTATGCCTGTAGTTTTTACGCCAAACAAACTATTATCACCTGTATCTAAAAATTGTTTAAATAAATTAGTAGTAGGAGATTCTTTGTTTGTAATTGCTAAATTGTATGTCTTTGCCATTAAAAATGGATAATCTATTCTTTTATCACCTTCTTTTAGCTCTCCAACGTAATCTTTTAATAATATTGGCTCTTTTAGTTCTCTATAGCTTTTAAAATTTATTTCGTGGTCATAGGCTGGATGTTTTACTTTTCTATCATCTCCAGTCCTAATATCTTCTACTTCAGCAACTGCAACAATTTTCCCAGCTATTTGATTAAAATCTGGAACAGAAGTCTCTCTACCCACTTGCTTCATATTTACTTTAGCCTCTGTAGCTGTTTTATATATGTTTTTTTTATTTTTTCTATAAAGTTGATTAAATTTTCTGACCCCTACATTTTCTATAGCTGCTCTTTTTAAGGCTTCTATGAACGTAGGATTGTTTTTCATAGAATTAGCTGGGTCTGTAAGAGTTGTTATAGCTATAATATTATTTCCTTTGTCGGCTTGGTTTTTTATCTTTATAGCTGGTATTTTTGTAACTGCCCAACCCTTATATGTTCGTGGGTATCTTATTCCAAAATCTTCTTGCTCTCCCTTTAAATTGAGATTTGCTGCATCTCCAGCTATTATAAATGTTCCTGTGTTTTCTTTTTTATCTGCCGACACTATCTGATAGCTAGTATCTTTCTTCTTAGATTTTTTGGATTTCTTTTTAGGTTTTTCTAAATTTGGCAACTCTTCTAAGATTGTTTCTGGAACATTCTCATACGTTGCATCGTCAAATGTTTCATCCTCTGAAATTTTAGGCTTAGGCTTAGTAGGCTTCTTAAGGTCTCTAATAGGTTTGATTGTTTCTTTGCCTACCTTCTTCTCTACCTCTTTAAGTATCTCTTCTTGTTTCTTTTCTGGTATTACATCAAAGAAGTCTAGTGATTCATATGGTAGGGGTTCAAACTTCTCCTTTAGAGTCTCTATTATTTTTGGCTCCACCATTTCTATTTCTAGGATTGGTCCACTATATATACCAGTAATCTCCTGGAACTGCTCATCTCCAAGTATGTCTCTTAGTATTTCTAGTGGTTGCCTAGGGTCGTCAGGCAAAACCGAACCACCTGGCATTACTTCTTTTTCTATTTTTATTTTCAGCTCCCTAGTAGCAACTGGAGATATTTTTTCTATTTCTTTGGGAACAATTTTCTTTGCCCTACGATTAAGAAAGTTAAACAATCTAGGCTTTGACTTAATTTTTTTAGATATTTCCTTTCTTTCCTTAACTTTTTTAGGTGGTGGTGGAACTATCTCTGGTAGGTCTTCAAGCTCTGCTTCTGGAACATCCTCGTATGCTTCGTCTTCAAATGTCTCATCTAGTGTTGGCTTAGTCTCTGGCTTTAACTTTTTACGCTTCTTCTCTATTCTTTTTTTGCGTCTTTCTTCTTTCTTGGTAGGTTTCTTCTCTACCTCTACTTCTTCTTTGGGTGCTTCTTCTGCTTTAGGCTTTTCTTCCTTTTCTTCTTGACGCTGTTCTCTTCTTCTTTTTAGTAAAGCTGCACGCTCCCTAGAAATTGTCTGCTTTCTCTCTTGTGCTTGTCTATATATATCAGCCACACCAGAAGAAACATTAAATCTTTTAAATGCCCTGTTGAACATATTACTAATAAACTGGAAGGTCTTATCTGCTGCACCACCCCTATCCTCTTGAATGCTCTTATATTCGTAAGATTTACCCTCTTTTTCAAAGAGTTCTTGTTCCGTAAGGGTTTGGGATACATCTGGAATCATCTTGTCTGACATTCCATTTTCTTCCATCATATCATTTATAAACTGATTTATTTCTATCCTATAATTTTCGTCTGTTTTATATGTATCATAGTGCTCTGCAAAGACATCACTTTGCTCATTGGACAAGCCACCCCTATAATAAAGTCCATAATACTCTTCTATAGCTGTATCTAAGTCTGCACCTTTTCGTAGACCCAATTTTAGCTTGAAGTTATTAAACATAGTAAACCCTAATATATTTACATTATTAATATCGCTTGATAATCCCTCTCCTTCTAATGTAACCCCTTCATTTTCTAATTGCTCTTTAGTGGCTTTCATTTCTTCTTCAAGGTTTATATCTAATGATACCTCTTCTTTCAAAGAAGGGTCTTTAATGATTAGTCCCCTTATGAACTGTAAGATATTTTTTTTCTGCTTGGTTTCAATTATAGTTTCAACTTCTTCAATCTCTGCATCAGATAAATTTTCTTTTTTACCTTTTGACTTATTTTGTAGAACCTCTAGCCTTTTATCATTTTTCTCTACTTCATTCTCTATTTCTGTAATTTGCTCGCCAAGCTCTGGATTATTTTCATTAAATTTATCTATCTTTTTATTTTCTCTTGCTTCGTATACACTATTGAATGCCTTTGATAACTTTCTCTTACCAATCCCTGGGACTGAAAATGCAACCAACTCCAAAGATAGCTGTTCCCACGTTGGATTTTGCCATACCCAATTCTTATTTTCAAAACCCTCTATTAGTGGCTTTCCATTTTCATCTTTCGTTGTTGATAATAAGTTTAAAATATGTCTACCTGCATCACCAACTCTCTCTTCAAACATCTCCTCAAATACGCCATGATAACCAAATGTTCTAAATATCTTTTCTATATCTTTATTGCTAGCACCTGGATTTACTTTTTTAAACGCTCTCATTACAGCAGTGCTCATTAAATATTCTTTGTTGGGTAGACCTAATTTATCCCACGACTTAATAAACTTATCGCCTGTATATTTACCCACCTTTGTCTTGCCAATCCACCTTGCTAGCTTTGATGGAACGCCACCCACCATCTCAGAGCCAAACTCTAAAGTAGTACCCCAATAAGCTTGTCTTTCAGCAGAGAGTTCATCCATACCATTGTATATTTTAAATAGTTCGCCATCAAGCAGTTCATAGCCTGGCATTAGATTTCTAATTTTCGCTGTCTCTACATCGCCTGATAAAGATGTCCCAACTGTTGTTATTGCTACTTTCTCTGTAGCTCCTTTAACAAGTCTTGTGGCAGTTCTATTTTTTAGCTCCCTTTGTATTTTTGTTTCAATTCCCTCTTTTATATATTTTTTTAAGAATTTATCTGCAACCTTAATTGATGCCTTGCTACCAACCTTAACAAGACCACCTGATGTCCCAATCTCTACAAAAAAACCTGGCATAGATGCCAACATTTCAACTAATGTAGCACCCCAAGTTGCTGTACTCTCGTAATCCTGCTGCTCTACCCAAGCCATTAATTCATTTAACTCTTCCTCGGACATACTTGCTGGGTCTTCGTCAAACCTCTTTGCTAGCTTGTAAGCGTTAAATAACTCAGGGGCTCCATAGATTGCATCTGCGTATGGTATGTATTCGTGCATATTTTCATCTAAATGCTTCATGGCTGCAGCGAAGTCATATACTTTCTTATTTCTTTCTTTAAAATCTCTTTGAATATCTTTAATATCTATGTTGAAAAAATCTTTTTCTAGAGTACCCTTCTCTAGCGATGCCCTCCATTTAGACATTAACATACCTTTAATGGATGTAATATTGCCATTTTCATCCATATAGAGACCAGTCTTACCTGTTTTCTTATAATATCTATCTTCAGCTTGTCTTATCTTTGGAGATTTTTTTAAAATATCCTCTAATAATTCCTCATCTCCCTCTCCATGAAGTCCCCCTAAAGCCCAATGATACCAAGAATTGAATGCCTTTGCTGCATTATTGTCGTGCAGTTTTACATAATCATCCTTATCTTTATACAGGTCGTATCCAAAGTATTCTTTATACCTTTCTCTACCTCTTGTATTTATTTCATTTTTAATAATCTCTAATTTTTCACTCTCTTTATTCTCTGTCAATACATCTTCTACATTGGTGAGGGATTTTGGAGACTCATGACCCTCTATTCTTCCGTATAAATGCGATGTTTTGAATTTCTTTCTAGCCATTGCTTCTTTTGCAACATCTAGACTTATATCTTCTGGAGTTTTTCTTGAGGTGAACGCACCAACACCTGGAGTTCCCTCTGGGTACTTAGCTTGTAATTCATCACGATATTTTAACATAGGGTCTACAGGGTTTGATAGCCTGTAGTTTAATTCATTAATAGCGTTAACTTGGTCTTCATTGAAATTTTCAGGGTTCGCTTGAAGCTCATCATATTTGCCACGAATGAAGTTTACCTGCTCTTCATTGAGGTCGTCAACAGTATAATAAGTAGTATACTTACGCTTAAATAAGTCCTTTAATGGGTTTTTAATAGGTGGCATTATTAATCTTTCGCAAGTAGTCTGAGCCAGTCATCCTCTGTAAAAGTCTTTCTTGGTGGTGGAATGAGCGTACTTGGGTCTACTTTATCCCATTTAGTATCTCCAAATGTGTCTGTTTCCCCACTTCCTGTATAATAACTAGGTGGGGCACCATCAGGTCTTCTAACCGAATGAACCTTACTTGGGTCTATGTCTTTATTACTTAAAAGCTCAGGGAAACCACTTACACTTTGACCAAATTTACTTTTATAATTTCTATATTCCTTTATATTTTTTGGCTGTGAAGGGGTAAATTCTCCATAATCCTCAGCTCTAATATTGCCAAAAGCGTCTATTGCTTCATCTCTATAATCTCTTTCACCAAGCTGTGCAAACTCCCAAGCTTTTGTCATGGCTTTCACTTTATTCTTTTGTAAATTTTTTAATCTAGGAATATTTGATATTAAATCGGCATCTTCTGATTCGTAGTCCATATTGTCATCTTTGTATTTAGTAATAGCATCGGATAAGTTCTTGCTCACTGTAAAATACTCATCCATAGCTTTTTCGTATTCTTCTCTTTGTACTTCACCAGAAGACTTATATCTATCTATTAACTTTTGCCTTTCAAGCTTATCTTTTACAGCGTTAGACTTTTCTTTGTTTATTATTTTATTAAATTTATTTTCATATTCCTGCTTTTTTTCAAGTGGGGCTAGCATTTCATTGGCTTTATCTTTGCCCTTAACTACATCTATAGCATTTCCATTCTCATCTGTAATTATATAGAGGTCTTGGTCTTTAAATTCCCTTATATATCTTCCCACTAAATACTTTGAATTTGGAGAAAGTCTTTTATTTTTTGCTATTTTTTTATGATTTAATATTTTATTTTTATCCATATTGCCCCTTATTAATCTGGTCTATCATAACGTCTACCCCACTGCTCTGGGTCATTTGGGTGAGTGTCTTCATTTGCAGTATATGTATTTTGATTAGAATAATCCTTACTCATCCCAGTTGCAAAATCTGCACCAGCTTCATAGGCAGCTAATGCCTGACCTTGCTTTGATTGCATCTGTTGTAATTTTGCCCCACTAATAACGCCTGCTCTCTTCATCGCAAGTTCTCGCATTAGGGTTCCTCGTTTCATTAAAGATTCTTGGTACCTACGTTCTGCATCAGCTTTTGTCCTTTCGTTCTCCAAAGCTATTTGGCGAGCTTGTGTTGCTATAGAAGCTCTCACATCTGCACCAATCTTCCTAGACACTTCTTGGGCTATTATAGAGCCCTCTAAGCCTTGTGCAGTAATTTTCCCCATCGCCTGAGCCTCTTGAGCTTCCCCTTGTTGATAGAGTGGCTGTGCCATTTGCATATTTAACTTTTCAACATTCATGGTGCCTTGCTCTGCACCTTTTTTCATTCTACTCATAGCCTGAGCTTCTTCTGGAGACATCCTTCCTGCAGCTTTTAATTGTTTAAGCCCTGCCTTTTTTTGCTCTGCAATTAATTTTTTCTCTTGCTGTCTCTTTATTACGCCACCTACTATCTTAGACCCCAGTATAACAGCCATAGTGACTGGGTCTGGCATTTGCTTGTCGTTTCCATAAGGTCCATTTTGAACCCATCCATCAATTTGTTCTAATAATTGCATTAGATTTCCTCCCTTACACTATGAAAGAGGTCTCTATCTGCTGATTCGTTAATTAAGTTTTCCATGTTCATAATCCATTTTGTCCAATAAGTGTTATATATATCTGGCGAGGATTTAGCGTTTGCTATTGCTATAGCATAGTCGCATAAAGATGTATGGAACTGGCCAGGGATTAAAGGTTGATAATCCCTAACTCCAAGCACAGTTACCATCGCTCCAATCGCATCTGACCACTCAGAGCCTGATAGGGAGCCCTCGGCTGAAAAAGCACTATTTAAAGTATAATAGCTTCCAATCCTATCAGGAGACTCCCCTGCAACCAATGCCCCAAGATAATTAGTAAATGATGTGTCTGGCAAGCCTGCAGATATTGTCGCACCTGAATTATTACCCCCAGACAATGTTCGTACTTGACCCTCAAAATGAAGCTTCTTGCCATCCAATAGTCCACCTAATGGGGTATCTATATACACTGTTGGTCCAATAGCACTATAATATTGTAGGGTGTAAATCTTATTTCTTGTTTCCTCGGTTAATCTAGATTTATAATGTAATATAAAATCATCGCCCCTTGAAGGTGCTGAGTTAAATACTATAAAATTTCCTGATATTGAGTACGCTGTAGGCGTTCCTGTGTATGTCTGTCCAGTGGTACTGCGATGAATTTCATCCTCTGTCATTTTCTTTAAGCGTGTTCCCTTGTGGGTAACCCCTATATCTTGTAGGTAGTTAAGGGGGAGCTTTGCGTAGTTATGCTCCCTTACAGTATCATGAGAACCCTCTCCAAGTCCATAGTCTGTATATGGGACTTTAATCTTATATAACGCCTCAAATAACATAAGTTTATCTGAAAGCTCTATTTCTGCTTCCTTCAAAAGCTCTTTTAGTAAACCACCTGGAGCATCTGTGAAAAGCAAACATCTATCTACTAATTTATCCCATGTCATATTAACTTCCTTGTTCTAATTTTTTTATTCTTGCCTCTAAGTCAGATATTATCTGCTGAAGTCTTGCAATTAACTTATTTATTTCTGCATCTTGAGATTTATATCCTATACTACTCATACTCTACATCTACTTTTGAAATTTCTCTTACATTATTCTCGTTAAATTGGTCTGTTATATTAATCCTTACACTTTTTCCTCTTTGGCTTGTACGAGTTGACTGAACCCCATCTAGATATTCTTCTTTTGTTACTGTATACATACCTTCACCTCCAACCTCCAACTCCATACCAACTGAACCCCCACCTTTATTTGTATTGGTATTAACTCTTCTAATATAGGCGTTTTGGTCGTATGGGGTTAACTCCTGCTCACCAGTCCACGCTTTTATCGTTATAGTTTGGCTTCCCTTATCTTGATAGGATGAAGTATTGACTGCCTTTCTTATATAACTATTATTTCCAGAACCACCACTACCATTTGAGCTACTTTCTATTAATAAAGTATTATTGTCATTATCTAGTGCAAACTCATCGTACCCAACACTTCCATGTTTTTCAGTTGCCCATGTTTGTCTTAAAATATCATATGTCCAAAAAAATGTAGTTGTTGATACGCTTTTTGTTATATATAGTTTATTATATTTTACATCATAATGTGTTTTCATAATAGCTGAACTACTTGCAACATTTGCCTGATATTCATCTCTAATTGGGTATGTTATTGGTGTTGCAGAAAAACCTGAATTTAAAAATATTACATCTTCTTGCGATAAGAAAAATATCCCATTAGGCGTTTTTGTAATCCCCTTATCGTGTAGGCAACCTATATTAGGGTGAGCCTCTACTAAACTCCAATTTGATGGGTCAGCCGATGGGATACTAATTCTAAAGATTCCTTTTGTCATAAATACAACTATGTCACTCATTAGGGATTCTATTCCAACTATCTCTCCACCTTGGAGGTCGTCAAGCTTAATAAAATTACTTGTAGGGATAATGTCTGGTGCTCCTGGGTTAGAGTACATTACAAAGTTGGGGTACTCTTCAGTATCCTCATCTCCTGTAATTTTAACATTAGCAACAAACTGCCTACCATTAAGCATCGTGGCGTACTTAAATTTAACATCTAAGGACGTAACTCCATCGTTTTGGTGTCTGGTTCCATCTGGCAATCCTGGGTCATAAAAATCAAATAACATATATTGGTTCATGTCATTATCGTTAGCTCCATTTGTACCATAACTATAAAATTGATAATTAGATGTGCTATAGAAAAAAGTATCACTATCTGGCGTTAAGGCAGAGTTATTATTACCAAGGTCTGGTATCATATCCTCCACTCTCACAAAACCATCAACATTATCAACAATGACTGACCTATCTGTATAATCTCTTGTTGGATAGTATGCATTGTCAAGATGAATTTGTATGCTGTTTCCTTTTAAGATTCCATTCTGTAATCCTTCGTCTTGAAATGCTTTTGACATCCCAATATCTTTACCTGCAAAGCCTACCAAATTATCATCAAATGTGTAATTGGATACTGCTGGTCTAACAGAAAGACCCTTTACATACACTGCTGCATTATCAACATTGTCTGGTATATAGTTAAAATAATACATATATAGGGTTGTGCTTGATGGTGTTATTTCGTATTGAAACCATCTCCATTTGTCAATATTTTGATTGGTGCCACCTTTTCCGATTGCTATATCTTGCAACCCTTCTGCTGATTCTTGGTCATGTCCAGATGAATCTGAAACGAATAGCCTCCATCTTGCATCTCCATCACTAAACCCTTCAGCCCTAATCCAGCCACTAATTATATGTTTGGTTGTAGAAACTGCAGCAGAGCCACCGAGTCTCCACCTTTTCATATCAGTATTTGCTGCCCCTGATGACCAAAATTTAAGGTGTATTTCGTCTGTAGAGCCTCCATCGCCAGAGTTATCTGTTGTAAAATTTGTTGTAAAGGGTCCAGGGGTATCAGTGTCACCTTGCGTTAGTGAAATAGCATCAGCAGTACTTGCTCCTGGAGGGTCAATATCAGTTCCATCATCAATAATATCTATTGTCTCTGCCCCTGCAAAGTACCAACCTCCGTTAGGACTACCTCCGATGACATCTCCACTATCTGCAAATATAAGTTCTGTAGCTTCTGATGGATGGTTAAATTTACTCATATTGTAAGAGCCATAGTATTCGCTTGACATATTTGCATCGTTTCTAACTACATTACCAAAAGTGCTTGCATAGCTATCATTAGTATTTACTAAATGGTATCCTGATGAATTAAAGTTAATTTCTAAGTTACCATGATGTGGCTCATATCTAAACCCATCTATAATTAATTCATAGCTATCAAAATCTGTGTCTGCTGAAGGTGTTGTGTCTCCTTTGAACCACAGAGTATCTCTAGCTCCATATAAATCTACCTGCTTTTGATTAGGGTCATTATCACCCATATATATTGATTTAATTTTAAAGTATGTTCCACCATTTGTGCTTCTATATACATTAATTGCACTCATTCGTGGATTTAATAGTTGTAGGTCTATTTTCCCAGTCATTAGATATGCAGACCTTTCTGCTGACAATATTCCAAGTGGCTCTGTAAGTTTAGCATCCATTTGTCTTGTTGTACCCTCTAATATAGGAGATTCTAATAATACTTCCTGCACTCCATCATACACTGGGACGAATTTATAATCATATGTATTATTTTTTAAATCTAAAAGACCATCTATATATTTTGGCGTACTAGAATTATTTTCTGTAATAGTGTTGGCTGATATAATTGGAACAGCCTCATCTATGAAAAATGTAGGGTACATTGTATGTGCATCAGCGTTATAGTCACGCTGTAGCATTCCATTGAAATGATGCCTATTAACATACTTAAGTAATAATGGAGAATGCTCAAGTCCACAGGCAAATCTAACTCCGTCTGTGTATGTTTTCATTCTAATGTGCATATCAGACGCACCTGATAGTATATCTATTGTGTCAAGGTCTCCATAATCATTGGCATTTAACATACCTATTCTCATATCAGAACCATCAACCCATGTCACCATTAATGCCCTTCCATCATAGGAATTTCCATCATTAATTTGCAAATTATTTGGAGTTGCTCCATCATCTTGCCTATCAAATATAAATGAAATAGTTGCGTGTTGACCTGCTGACCCATTATTATCTACTGCTTCATTAGCTACTGCTGTTGTAAATACAATAGTGTTTGTTGTTACTGAGCTTATGACAAGAGCTTTATCTTTATTTGTACAAGCACCACCACCATTCACAACTGCATTTGTGGATAAAACTATTGTATCTCCTGCTTTAAATATTGTTGTAAGGTCTGTTGAGCCTCCAGGAATTTTAATATTAGTGGTGTTTATAGTCCCACCTATAGTCAATGTGGTTGTTGATGTAAATGTTAAATTATTTGTGTTGACATCAACTATTTTCACACCTGTTAATTTTCTATGAACAAATATATCAGCGTTGGTGATTTTGCAATCCGTATTTCCTGTAATAGCACTAGATTGTGTTCCTGTGCCATATCTTTTAATTAACTTTCCGTTTACATGGCGTACATTCTCTAAAGTAGTAAAGCCATTAAATCCGACTCTTTTTGGGTCATCTTGTGTGTTTAGTCCTGCGTCTAAATTTACTTCAATTCTTGGCATTATACTCCCAGACCATTAATTGCTTGTAGCATAGCTGCTGCATTATTTGCTGCTGCTGTTGCCCTACCTTGTCTATTATCTTGTCTCCATAGTAATGCCTCTGCTAGCTCTACTATTGCTTGTTGTACTGAGTCACTTAAATATGTTATTTCTGTAGCTGTATCTACTATATCTGTAGGGGATGTTATATATACTAAAGTACAATCTGATGTAGCTGTTGAAGATGATACATAAAGTCTGTTGTTAAATAATGCTCCCTTAGTTCCGTAGTTATATGCTGTGTGGTCCCCAATAGCTGCTATTGTTGTTAGTTCTACAAATCTATCGTTAGTATCGTCATATACACTTACTATTCTAGTCATTGATGTTTCTAATTTTTCTACAGTACCACCCAAGTCAGTACTTATTGAAGTTTCTGCAGGGTCTGCTGCTACTCCATTAATTTCAAATGTATTTCCATCTAATTGGTTTACTGTTCCTGTCATTCCATTAATTTCTGTCATTTGTGTAAAATCATAAAGCTTAACTATATCTCCATCAACTAATCCATGTGAAGTTTTAGTAAATACTGTAGGGTCTGCTGCTGTCGCTGTTACATCTGTTATAATTGCAGAGCTTGTAGGTAAGCTAAAATATAGCAAACTCCCTAAGTCTGTATCTGCTGTTGCACTCCCCATTGTCCTTGAGGTCTGTAAATGAACAAGTGCATCATTTGATAGCATTGATATCGCTTGACGCTGTGCATCATTTAGTGCTACTAATTTCTGTGCTTCTGTAAAGTTTGCTTCGGTTAGGTCTTCCATTCGGTAACCTAAACTAAGCATCATATCTGCTCCTGTCATCTTATCTCCAAATATGGGGGCAAGTTACCCTGCCCCCAGTTTGTTACTCGTTTAAGAGTTATTTACTACTTACCAACAGTATAAAAACGCTGCTGTTGAAGCATCACCTCCATCATCAACTAAAGAAGTACCAAAATTATCTTCTAAAGTTGCTCTGAGACTCGCTTCTTCATCTACACTGTGTATTGCCATTGCTGCACCTGCTGTACAAGTACCATCTGTTCTTACATAGTCACAAAACCCTCTGACCTGTATCCAAGTATAGTAATCTGTTGTAACATCTCCTTGTGCAACACCCATAGCTTTTTGTGTAACACCACCTGCAGCCAAACCAGCTGACCTGTCGCAAGTAACTATGAATGGGTTGGATGCACTTTTGTTTTGCATCACAGCACCATTAGATGCACCAGTTCCACTACCTAGAGTAGTTGGAGCATCTTTAACTTGAACATAAACAAACATCTTGCCTAAGTCAAATTGTATAGTGTCCCCAAGAGTGTGTTCTGCTGTTGCATCATTTACTCCAGCTTCAATGTCTGCTAGACTTACAGGAGGTATTCCTGCTTCTAATCTATATTGACTCATTCTACACCCCCTTTCTAGTAGCCAGTAGGACCACCAACAATCATTCCTTGCATTCTTGGGTTAGTACATACTAACTGACCCATCCAGAAGATTTTGGCTGTCCTAGCGTCTTGGTTAATTGGTTTCTGGAAATCCTGGAAAGAGAAGTTTCTCTTACTGTGAACCTTAAAGTCAAGATACTTAGTGTTTAAGAATAACATTACGCCATCTGGGCAATGTGAATCTGCAACAACATCTGCACCTTTGAACCTAAGAGTTGAGAAACCTGCATCTGCTAATCCAGCGTCTGTTCCAACAAATCTCTTATTTGCCTGCAAAGATGTCTCATACGCATCGTATAAGTTCTGAGGACAAATAATGAGGTCTGGCTGGTCACTACCAATAGTTAGCTTACCATACATTCTAGTCATTCTTCTAACTATTTTACCAACACCATCAGTTGTTTCGCTTAAGTCACTCCAAGTAGCTCTTGCGTTATCATTATCTGCATCTTGTCCAAACGATGCAAATGGTGATTCCCACCAAGTGTAGCTATCAGAGTTAACACCACCTAGGCTTCTATTGTAACCAATAACACAGTTATCAATATTACCAGGGGCGTGCCACGCATCAGATGACCCTGCGTCAATTATTGCTCCTTCTGCTGTGTAATCTGCTGACGCTTCTACACCTTGACCACAAAGTGCTGTGATTTCGTTACTTCCAGGGGCTGCAGTACCAGAACCAAATAATTTAGTTCCAAATAGGTCCTTTAAAGAACGCTCTGCATTTCCCATTTTAGATTTCAACAGTGATAACACCATGCTATCACCTGAGTTTTTCAATTCTTCTTCTCCAGAAATTGATATATTAGCATACGCCTGTTTCCAATCCCACACTGCTGATGTCACAGGGTCGGATGGAGTTGTATCTAGTACATCATATCCAGAGTAGAAGCCTTGAGCTGTATTCTTTGCATATTCTAGTGGAGTAATAATCTTTCTTCCACCATCTAACTTTTCAGCATTCTTAAGAAGCTTCACTGCTAGAGGGTTAGAGTTAAAGATATTATCTACTAAAACAGGCAAGAATTTATCACGAGTTAACGAGGATAAAGCATCCCAATTAATCGTTGTTGAACTTACTGCCATTTTTTAGCTCCTTTATCTGTTAAAGTACTTAGCGACATCAGGGTCATCTATATTGATGTCTTTCATCTCTTTGTAGTTCTTCGGTGATGAAACTTCCGTAGCACCTATCTTAGAGTTATGAACGACTTTCCCCATGTTTCGCTGTTTATTTCCATCTAACTGTCTATGATGGTCAAGTTCATCTTGCATCTTATCGTAACTCCAAAGCTTAAATGCTTGGTTCAAATCAGTCAAATTAGATTCTTGAGCGAACTCTAAGAATTTAATGTCATCATCTTCACCTTGAAATGAGTCTTTGTTGTCATCAACAATAGCATTGAACTCCATTTCTAAATCATCAACGTGTCTTTCAAACTCCATTTGATTTAGTCTCCCCTCAACTTCTTCCATCTTTATGTCAGTTTCACCTTTTTCAGGTTCTGCCATAATTTCTTCTTCAAAGCCTAGGGGTCGTAGCTCCTTATCTAATCCCAGTTCCTTTAAGCCTTTTTCGTCCTCGTAAAAGAAATCTTTTACATAGTCACGAAACTCAGAGTCTTCTGCGATTTTATCGTTGAACTTTGACCATTTTGCGATTTCTTGAGCCTTTTGGGTGTTTGATGCTTGCCAATTCTCTTTGTTAGCAGAATCTTCCTGCCAACGCATAATATCAGCTCCATCAAAAGTTTCACCATCAATCTCAACTTCATAGTCCTCTAGATTGAACTCATCGCTCTCACTAACCTCAGTTTCTCCTTCTGCTTCAGTTTCCACTTTCGTTTCTACCTCTGCTTCTTCTGGAGTATCAGCTTCGTGAGTTTGGCTTCCAAAGCCTTCTTGTCCGTCAACCCCTGCTTCTTTTGCCATTGGCACTTCATCAGCACCTGGGTTTTCGTATATAGACTGCTTATCGGAATCCGTTAACTCCACATCATTGTATGGACTTGGCATTGTAGACGCTCCTTTCAGCTTTCGCTTGTTTGGTGTTGGTCTTCAAATTTTTACTTAATTTCATTATTTTACACTATTCCTATCATCTGGAAGAGCTCCATATCCTCTAGGACCAGATTGAACCTTATAGGTCGTTCCTTGGTATCTAAAATATGATTTCCCTGCTCCTGCTGCAAGAGAGGCTGCTGCTTGTGCAGTTGCTGCTGTATCTAATCCTTTATCGCCACCGTGTAAATCAATTAACACATCTTGCTTAAAGCCATTACTGTGAACTGGGCTCTGGAATTTACCTTTTGCAAATCCTTTAAGTGCAGCTCTTCTCTTGGCAGACCTTGCTCCTTTTTTCTTTCTCTTAGCCATCTTATTCTCCTTCGCCCTCTTCTGGGACTGCACCCATTTGAGCTCGTTGTTGTAGCAGAGTTTCCATTATCTCATTCTCATCTGTTGAGTTGTTTAATGTTTCCATCTGCTGTTGTTGCATTTGTTGTTGCATTTTCTTTTGTTCTATAATTTCCTCTAGAATATCCTTTGAAATATCCTTTTCGTGCCATCTCCAGAATTGCTCTGGTGTTAATAGTCCAATTTGAACATACTCTAAGGCTTGGTCAATACGACTTGCACGAGATTCTGGCATAGATGAGCCTGGGATATATTTAAAGTCCATATCGTCAGTAAGCTCGTATGGCTGTACCTGCTTAAATTCATAGCCCATTTGGGTGTTTCTGCGAATAATTATAGCTGACTCGTAGTTATTAGCCAGAATACTTAAAGTTTGCTTATATATGTCTATTATGGAGTCAAATCCTATCTCTCTCTCCTTTGCTCTTATTATTTGCTGTGATGCCTCTTGCAGTGCTGATATCGCCTTGGCTGCTGTAACTCCACTTGGGTTACGCCCTTGTGTGATGTCGTGAATGCCACTAATTGAGTCTGTAAGCTGCATCATATACTGAGCTAAAGGCAGGTTTGATGAGGACATATTACCTGCTGGGAGCCTTTGTATTTGCTCGTGAGGTCCATTTGTCCAAAATACCTGTCCTGGTTTGTCGCTTGGTCTGTTTCCAGGCGTTTTTGATAGTGATTTACTCATTACCCATGCTGGATTTCCATGGTAAATAATATTATCAAGGCTTTGGGAAAGCAGTATAGCTGTACCTACTACAAGAGGCTCAACAATCTCTGGTTCCCCTTTGCCCCAAAAGTGATGTTCATCTGAGTAATTCTTAAATTGTACAATAGGAATGAAGTCTGTAGGTGCCTCTGTGTGCTGAAGTAATACTTTACCTGCCCACGTTGTTAGATAAAGCTTGTCATTCATGTAGTGCCAGCACTCTTTTAGTAGAACCTGACCACCAAATACTTCTTTGTCATCCATATCATCTGTAGGACCTATTTCTTGAAAATCAGTTCTTACATCTCCACTAAATGCTGATACTCCTGTCTCTGATGATGTCCCAGCTTGACCTCCTGAAGCTGTTGTGGTTTGTCCTACGCCATCTTCTGACTTTTGACGGATAAAGGCTTTATATTCGTCTAATTTACCCTCAGATTGCACCTTATTTCCATTCTCAAACATCTCCCTTACGTCTTTTATGTATGTAGGGGTTGCAAATATAACGCATTTTGCCTCCTCTATACTGGTAGCTAGTGGGTCTACAAACACTGTATATACGTCTGGTGTGGAGTATTCTATGCCATTTTCGCTATATGATAGCTTTAAAAATCCATTTCCATAGATTAAACCGTCTCTTTTCATACCACTTATAGCCCTTAGAGCCTTATTTTTACGCATTTCAGACTCTACAGCCTCTTGTGCTAGCCTAGCTGCCTCTACCTGTTCCTCTTTTTTAGGCATTATATCTACCTTATTAGGTCTGTCAGTAAGGATAGAGTACACAGTCTCTACAATAGAGTGCACACTATTAGCTACAATCCTAGTTTTATACTTAGGTAGTTTGAATGGCTTGAAGAAATCACCATTATATAGCTCCTCATTTCGTCTCCATCGTGGTACTTTATGAGCTCGTGCACGCTTCGCAGCATCAAACATACGCTCCATATATTTAAGAAGCTTTCTGTCCTTGTCGCTAGGGACATGACCCTTTGCCTGGGTTATCTCCATATCGTTTGGTACTGCCTTATCGTAGTCTTTTGTTGCCATTAATTGCCTCCGACTGGGTTTTCTACTCCATCGCCTGTAGGTATCTGAGCATATGCATCGCCATTTCTACCTTTTTTAACTTTCTTCTTTTTCTTTTTTTTGTCTTTTAGGTACTCCATCATACCTTTTTTTGTATATTTATAGTGTTTTCCGTCTAACTTTGGCATATTGCCTCCATATTTAAAATATTATTATAACTCCTGGTTCTCCATCTGAGGTTTTTGATTCTTTTTCTACTATACCTAGCATAGATAGTTGATACCCACTTGAATCTGTGCCAACAACAGTACCATTAGATGTGACTCTAGTTACATATTCTCCTCTATCTGCGTAATCTTTTGCATTATTTACCTTTGTGCGACCCTGGACTATTATCTCTACATTCTCTCCATCTGCGACTGTTTCTTGTGGTATGCCCCATTTTCTAAAATCAACCCATATTCCATTATTAGAATCTGTGCTAACATTAGGAATATCATCAGATATACAATTGTAGTTGCCATATTGGTCTAAATACAAAGAAACTGGGCGATATTGGGTGATGGCTCCATTTGCCTTTGCTGTTACCTTAATGGTTCGTTTCCAGTCTGTAATGGTTCCGATTGGAGTTCCATTAAATATTGTGATAGGAATATCTCCAGTTCCTGTTTCCATTATAGTTCCAAGTGAATTAGGTGTATATTTATCTACAGAGCCTGGGGTTACAGAATTAATAGTTCCATCTTCTTGTATTCTCTTAATTGTATGACCAGCAGTTTTTGTTTGACTAGTAGTAATATGAGTCTTCCCTGCTACCGTAACTGGGATTATGTCTCCACTTACGCCACCTAGCTCGGCTATTCCCCACTTTCCAGGGTCAACACCTGTATGGTCTGTGTCTGCATCAGGAGTTTCTGCTGGAATGTCATCGTGTCTGCAAAGTAGGTCTCCATTTGAGTCAAGGAACAGTGACACTGGTCTAAACTTAGTTATTGTCTCATCACACTTAGCCTTTACCTGTAGGGAGTTTTTGTGTACAAAATGCTCTGAAAATTCTACGCCTTGGAAGAGAATAATAGGCTGAGTTTTAGATGAAGTTACTGTCTCTGCAATTACACCAACAGAATTAGGTAATACATTATCGCTTGTTTTATTAACATCAGTTATAGCTCCACTTGCGTGAATTATATTTATTTGATAGTCTGCAACAGTAGTGTGATTAGAGCCACTTATTACATTACACTCACCCTGAACTGTTACATCTAGCTGGTCTCCTGCAGCTCCTGTTGTTTTCATTGCTCCAGTGTCCTGGTCGTATACGCTTGAGACGATACCAAATTTATACGCTGGTGCATTGTAGTAGTCGTATCCAAAAACTTCATATATCATTAAATCATCAATATCAACATAGTGCCCTGAGGTGCTTGTATTTAATTGTAAGTATAAATAAGAGGTAGTTCCAGTTGCTGTAAAGCGTGTAGCTAAATGATAATCATTATCAACGCCTGAAGTAGTGACTGCTGCATCGCTATTGTATGCACTGGTTGCACCCAAAGATGCTTGTAATTCTGTGCTATTTACTGCCTCTATATCAAAAGAAATATCATATGTCCTTCCAGAAACTGTTGTAAAAGCTAAAATTACCTGACCTTGGTTTGCAGCACCATTACTCAACCTTCCCAAATTGGAGTTAATTACAAATGTGGCTCCATTTCCTAGTGGCTTTGCAAATCCATTCGCTACTATAAGATTGAATCCATCACTACCATCTTCAAAATCCATTACATTGTTTGTTCCATTTAATACATCATTTAGGGCAGTTTTGGTGTCACTGCTTAATAAATCTGTCATATTTCCATTTGCCTCTGTCATTATACCATAGGCTGGGATAGTGTCATTTACTGCCATTAGCTTGTAGGTGTGGTCTACTACTTCAAATAGCTTAATATTAGATAACTCTACATATTTAGTAGCCCCAGTGTCAAGTTGGTCTAATCTTAGATATTGCCCATCTACACTTGCTGCTGTAAATCGTAATTCTTTTTGACCTGTTCCAGTAGTTCCATTAGCTCCATTACCACCTGCTATTTCAAGGTGAGCAGTTGTAGAGTCTGTGAGCATAAAGCAACTTAATACATACTGTCTGCCCACTACTAAGTCATTATCAATAAATGACCTTGTACCATTTCTAAAATATATATAAGCACCTTGTTCATCACCACTTCCATCGGATGCTATCCTTATAGAGGTATCGGTAGTCGTAATAACATTATCTCCATATTTAGTCCACCCTCCATCACCAGTAACTGCATAATCCTTATAGGCATTATCATTTATCAAATTACTACCTGTTATTTTAATCTCATCCTCTTTAATATATAGACTTACTGGCTCTCCTAGGTCTACTGCACCTGCAAGCTCTGCTCTTACGTTTCTTTGTGCTTTATAGTTGTTTATCAATGGATATACCACTCCTTCTTATCTGTGTTTAAGCATATTGCTAGATGCTCTGCTGTAGCGTATGGCATATTTAATAGCTCTACATTTGTAAAATACCACGCATCTGTTGTGTTGTTTGTTTGAGAAATAGTCATATAGTCTTCATAGCTACCAGTTACAGAATTAGTATAAGAATGCACAAAAGAATAAAAAGTTTTTTGTGTTGTCGTTACAACGTGAGAGCCATCTGCGTCACGAGGAATATAGCTTCTAGTGCTTGCTCCTGTGCTTTCATTTACAGCGAAGGCAATATTTGGGGCTGTTCCTCCTGATGACCATACATCTGCCTTCATTAAAAAAGTTCTACGATATGGTAGATATGAATTTGTATTAAAAGTGGTGTCATCTATGCTCATCTCTCTAAAATTGGCTTTAGCTAGTATCCCACCCTCTTTACCTGTACCACCTGTGTTTTTAAAGTTGCCATTGCCTGAGCCTGTAATCTCTACCCTACCTGATGATGTATTTACATTAAAACCACCTATAGCTGTATTAAGGGAGTAATCTGTCCAGTTGGGAGAGCCTGTTATTGTTTTATCGTCATCGCTTGTTATAAATGAGTATTTCTGACTGGTTACTCTTTCTTTTTTTCCATTCTTGTCAATCTGACTTAATAAATCTCCGACCTCCCATGTAGCATCTGAGCTCGTACTTACATCTGAAACCCTCCCACTTATAAGGACCTTTATTACATCACCAGGGCTCCCTGAATCTAGTGCAAGTCCCCACATATTGTCAGCTACTGTCATTTGACCAAACAGGTCATTATTTGCACTTGGAATCTCTGAGCGTTTAGCCATTAATTTTCCAAATTTATTGACACATAGTGCGACTGAGTGCTGTCTAGCTGTTACATCAACGTGGGTAGTGCCTCCAAAAAGCTCTGCTGTTACTATATGTTGCTCTTTAAAATCTCTTATGCTCGCCCTGTTTACCCCTGGGAAAATACATATCTTTCCAGTGGTGTCAACTGTGGTACCATAGGTGTGGGGCATCCAGTCATATTCGGTGGATGCAACATTCTCATCTACTGTGTTTCCGTATTTCTCATACACTACAACATTGTCTATATTTATAGTCCTCGCTGTGGTCTCGGCTTTACTGTAAATTCTAAGTGGTCCAGAGGCATCTGTGCAAGTTATCTCTTCCCTGTGGTATTTATTAGATGTAGTTGCTGTTATATCACCAGTTGTAGCTCCACCTAAATCGTATCTCATTGTTATATCGCCACTGCCTTGATGGTCAATCGTGACAGATATTATATATTTTCTACCTACTACTAGGGTTTCCATATGTTCAACTGCTAAAATTGCACCCTCATCTGCCTCTGTCGTTGTTGTTGTTATCTGCATTGCATTATTAACAGCGTCATCTACATTTACACTTGAGTCTGCTATATTGTATCCTAGCCAGTTATCTGTATCTGTTGAGAATGACCTGTCGTGATACTCCTTAATAATATCTTTTCCCAAGCAAAAGAAATCTCCATTTCCTTCAAAATGTGACAAAAGAGCATTCTCGGTTACACCTGTTTGGTTGGTTTGAACATGACCAGCTACAACAATATCAACAACATCACCTGCTGCACCACCAGTCTCGCAGATTCCCCAATGACCAGATAGGGTATGGTAGTTACCTGCATTTGTATTTGCTATAAAATCGTGACTATTTGAATTAATAGGACCTATTTCTAAGCCTCCCCTTGCTATTAAATCACCATTTTCGTCTAAAAATAGTCTAACTGGTACACCTGCTGAAATAGAGGCATTATCACCACCATCGTATGTACCTGATAACTTAGCTTGTACCCTATGAGATTCTCCGTGCGAGTAGTCTGATATTTGTGGGGTTTGTACGCCTTGCCATATAATATACTCTCCATCATCTCCAACAGCAGATACTACTCCAAGGGTATTTATCATATCATTTCTTTCGCTATTACCTTGGTCAAAATAATCAATACTGGGAAAACAAAACTGTCTTTCGTGGTCATCTGGTGAGTTTGTGTGTACATATTCAGTTATGCGAAAACCTGCTATTCCATATCCAACAGAACCACCTGATAGTGAGTTAGGGCACTTTACCCTTCCTTGCAGAACAACCTCTACCATATCACCAGCACTTGCTTTTCTCTCTACTATCCCCCATCTTCCTTGTTTTGCTCTGTATGAACCAACATAGGTAGAAGCTGTTGATGGAAGGAAAGAAGGAGTTGCTGTTAATTTCATATTATTGTGAGAGGTTGCATCGTACTCTACATTTATATAAACTGGACACGCTCCATAAATATCATATTGGAGCTCTGCGTGAACAGCTTGCCTTGCAGTAAAATTTGTTATATGTGGGCTACCAGTGTACATTAATTCATTCCCCTAAAATCTATTGTGTCATCATTGTCTTCAAACTCTAATAATTGCTCTATTTGTTGCTGTAATATTGGTTTCTTTGGTGCTGGCTTAACAGGTGCTTCTATATGCGTTAAGCTGTACCTTACTGCATCGCAAATATGGTCTTCAAGTGTAGTGTCTATATCCTCTGGGTTCTTGTCATCCCTTATCATCTCTGGTAGTGTCCTTGTTAGGTTCGGACAGGTTCCATCTATAATAAAGAAATTCGGCAATACTCCCTTCTTATAGTGCATTAACTGAGCCATATTACGCCACCCTATTACCCTTGAGTTGTTCGCAGGTACTAGATTCGGTACAAACTCTCCTAATGCCAAAGCTATAGACTTATCTGTGTACATTGGTGTGTGTGACGCATTCCAGCTCATTGGATTTCTTGCCCACATTGAAGGGTCTCCCAGACTCATAAATATCTCTTCATCTCCAGTCATATTCATTATCTCTTGCCCCCACTCTCTAGGATGCTTCTCTGTTCCATATAGCTCCCTATAGCAGAAGACTCTGTTGTCTGGTGTTACCTCTATCCATATACACGCAAAAGGTGCACTAAATCCCCAGTCAATACCAATATACTTCTTATTAAAGCTCTGACCATAACCAAACTTATTAGCTAGTGTCTCTGGTATGACGTGCATCTTAGGGTTCCATTCGGTGAAATACTGACCAGCAAATATATCCCAATCTCCATGTCTCCACGCACTACGCAAAGGCTCTGGTAAATTGTCCAGAAAATTAACATAGTCTGGGTCATTATCCATTAGGGTAGGGTTGTTGTCTACAGTAGCTGGTATATACATTCTGTATCTTGAGCTACCCTCTTTAAACGCCACCTCTGGTTTATGACCTTGTATGAAGCGTCTCTTTACCCATTGGTGTCCCTTACCTCCTGGATTTGCTGTGCAGAATACCTTAGGCTCTAATCCCTTTATAGTGCTTCTACAACTTGATATCAATTTCAAATAGCTTTCTTCTGATGGTATCTGGGTGAGCTCCTCTATTAATATCCTTTGGTACTCATGTCCCTGATACTTTGTGTAGGCACTCTCATCTTTCAAGTGTCCACATCTTATTATTGCACCAGAGGGAAACTTTATTGTTGCTGGCTTCCCTGTTACCTTAGCGTGTGGGTACATCTTATGTGCTCTATCTACCCAGTCTGCAAGGTCATCTGCATTCCTTCTAATTACTAGCATTCTAGCTTCTGGATGGTCTGTAGCTCTTAACAGCCACGCCATGCCACAATCTGTCTTGCCACCACCTCTTGCACCACCATACAGGCACTCATATATGTCTCCGACCTGTAAGGCAAATGTCTGGGCACCCTCATGGGGCTTCCATATTATTCCTTCGGAGATGGTTCTTCCTTTGGTAATACAACAAAGCCTGTAACTGCATCTGACTCTATTGATATATCCTGTGCCTTTAGTGTAGGTATTATCTTATCCACTACAACCTTGGCACAGCTTGTTGCATCTTTGTGCTCATCATCTGAACCTAGTGTTGATGCTATCTCTATTACTTTGTTTAGTATATCCAATGCCTTTGGATTACTTCTAAATTGTTCTGCTGTAGACTTGTCCTTCTTAGGTCTACCAAATGGATTAGCTGTCTGTCCTGGAAGTAGTCTACCCTTCTCATCTCTTAAGGGTTTGTGCTTCTCTTCCCTTGTTGCTTCTGGCTTGTAGTCTGGTGCTTCTTCTGTGTAGTTTGGCATATCCATTCCTTCTTAAAGTATTGTCTTATTTTCTCTGCTATAGGTTCACTAGATTCCCTATAGATGTACTGACCCCTCACTTCTTCTTACTTTTATAGGGCTTATAATCTTTTGGATTTCTAGCAATATCTCTTAAAGCTTTTCTAGTATTTACTCCTGCACTCTCTGACGCATACTCATTAAATGTATCGTAGTATGCTCTCCTCTTTGCATCACTATAGGTAACTTCTTTTCCATCTTTAAACTTACGAGTCTTAGGCTTAATCTTCTTCTTTAGCTTCATAGGTGTACGCTTCTTCTCTTTCATCTCCATTCTCTTTTCCATCATCACCATCTTAGGCTTTCTCTTATATTCTTTCACGCTTTATATCTCCCTTTTAACGCCTTCTTAA